CTATTTTCGCGCACTTCGAATAAGTACTCCTTGTTGTATGATCGCTTTTTTAGTAGCGAAGGAAACACCATCAGACAACCCCTTGTGGCGTAGGGTTTCTTCCGTAATACCTATCTCTTCAGCAGTAAATTCAGAATAGATTGCTGATATAGAACCAAAAAAACGGCTTGTTTTTTTGAAAATGAGATGAACATGTATAACCTTAGTCTCTTTAGCCATGACCTTACTTTTAGATATTTATAATACTAAAAACTTCCATATAGTTACTATATAGAAGTTTTTCTAATTGCAAATATACGAAATAAACAAAGAAAATAAGATGTATTTTTGTTTATTTCGTGATAAATACAGACTTATGGAAAAGATTTAATTTATTGTTAAAATAGCCTATACCCATGCCATCACCCTTTAAACACCCATTAGAAAATGAGAACAAAATGTGAATATCACCCATTAAACACCCATTAAAAAAGAAGTGTTTTTATTGTTGAGTTTTACCCTATAATACTGGTATATGCATTGAGTTATACCCTATAATACAACTTTTAGGGATGTGAATGTTTTAATAATACGTTGAAATACATGCGTTTATGGTAAAAATAATATTTGATATTAAGTTAACCTTTTCATAAGTAGGGACATTTGACTTTTCAAAGCATCCACATCGTCTTCTAAATGGTTTACTTTATCATAATATGTCGCATTAATATTAGGCATCTTTGCGCTTAAATACCATTCCACATATAGTATAGTATTAATCTCATCTTCCATCAAATTAAAATTTGGATAATTAGCTTTATCAACATTATCAGAGGTACAAACTATAAAACCATGTTCACGAAATCTATTTTTTATACGTTTCACGTAAGCACGTCCACTTCTGTCGCTTACCACATATACATGATTGTCTTTAATCTCATTCCATTCGCTTCGATCCAATAATCTTAAGATAAGATATGAACAGTCTAATAATGTCGGAGACATACTTTCTCCCCGTACTTTAACACAGAAATATTTTCTATTCCTACGTAGCATATTGTAAGGAAGACTAATAGTTTTCACAACTTCTATAAAATCAGGATTTTCACATCCATAACCTGCAGCTACAGATATATCAACGATAGGGATTGACTCAAATTCCGACTCTATTGGAACGATTTTAGAAATTTTCGCTTGATTGTCATCACGTAGCATTGAACCACATCCAGCAAGCAGCCAATCCGTAGAGATATCGCTATAATATGAGAGAAATTTCAATAAATTATCTTCAGACATTCCATTCGGTTGACTCAACACACCATTGGTTATGCCTGTATTTTTATAACATTCATACTTTGTAATCCCTTTAAAATCCAAATATTGCAGAATTCTCTGCTTTAATATTGAAAAATCTCTCGTATTTTCTTTCATAATTGAAATATCTCTATTATATTTGCAGCGTGTTACAGATTAACAGCGCTCAAATGTATGAATAATAACTCAAAAATAAAAAGGTATGAAACAAATAATTGAATTAAGAGACACGGAAAAACGAAAGATGATTGCAGAAACATTTGGAATATCTCTCGCAAATCTTAGTCAAATACTCCGTTTCAAACGGAACGGAAAAAATGCAGAAGCAATCCGCAAAATGGCACAAGAAAATGGCGGTATTAAATATACCGAAGGCAATGAACCATCAAAAGTGAAGGTTTTGGATTCTCACGGAAATGTAACAAGAGTAATAAGCAATAAATAAAAATTTGCAATGCAAAAGAATAAGATTTTGAAACGTATAGATCGCATCATTTTTCAAGCCATTGTCATGGGTGATAACTTAACAGCAGATGATGTGCTACGCCTCGGCAACCATGCCAGATTCAAGAAGAAACTATTCATGGTTGGTGACACGTGCCGGGTTTCAGTGAGAAAGTTGTCCAATTCAGCGAGTATATTCACAGTCGTCAATTTCTACTACATCAATAGTCTCTGTTTTATGGATCGTATCCGACACTATTTGGGCAAATTGAGGACAACAGCATTTCGTAATATGGGCATAAGTGAAGTCATTGTCGTAATCATAGATGATACGTGCCTTTAGCTTATGAACAGGACATTTTACATCTCGGAGTATACTCTTGCATATTGTTTGGTCTGATGCAAGTTTAGATTCCAAATCATCGAAAAACATCATAACGGTTTATTTAAATTAAATATTTTCCATATTGGCTACAAATGTAGCAAAACTATTCCGGTTCGTGATGAATAGGAATAGCCTTTTTAGAAAAATGAATGTAGAACAAGAAAAACGATATAGTATATGAAAACATTTAGAGTGATTCAGAATGTGTTGATAGCGGTCGGGATAATAACTACCGTTTCATTGGTTGACGGGATTGAGGTGTCTGCCTCTAATGTGCAGGCGGCTTTTGTCATTGCCTGTTTCACGATAGTGACCATTCTTGAAAGGGAATTCCGTTCGGAAAAGGACGAAGAGTAAAACAAGTATGCAAGCAAGGAACTTCCCCGTATTTCGGGATAACACAGACTCATGGTTTCAGATTGAATTTGTCATGGTATTATTTAATGGTGTTAGGACAGGTTTTCAATGGGAACAGGTGAAAAGAGGGGAAGTAGCTACAATTCCGGGGCGGTGCCGGAACTTGCACAAATAATAATATTAATATAATGGCTGAGATATTTAATAATCGGATTTGCGTGTTTGCGAATGAATTAATCATCTTCAATCCCAAAACGCAAGTTGGGAGTGAAGATGGGTTCATTCCTGAAGGAACATACTATTCGATGGCGAGGAACGGACAACTTATTGTACTCCGTCGTGGTATTCCCGGATGTCCTGCCCTAGTAGATTTTGAAACCATGAGAAAGGACGTTAAAAAAGAGTACATTGTACGTAAGGGTGATCCCCGTGCGGAAATTGCTGCTAAAACACAGAAATCCATATTGGAAGATGCGATTGTCTACAGCAATGCCGCCTACGAGTTTTTCAGTGTGAAATACCGCTATGATGGTGACAAGAAACTTCCCCCCGCGAAGATTGACGAATATACCCTTAATGTGCGCATCATGAACGCGCTCCTGTCCCTTCGCGATGGTCGTAAAGCCAACTCGATAGGTGGCGGAAGTACACGGATTAACGTTTGGGAGAAACTTTGTAAATTGAGCAATGACCTGCTGACACTGAAAGACCCGAACGGACGTGATATTTTTCCTCATAACCTACCAAAGAACTGGAAAGCTTTGAAACGTAAATGCGAACAATATGAAGCGGCACGACGGATCAGCGAAGAAGAAGGCTATCGCAGTGTCATTCATAAATCGTATGGCAACAAATACGCGGCAGTCGTAATGAACGAGGATGCGAAGGCGGTGATGCATAAGTTAATCAGCATGCATAACAATCTGAATAATGTTCAAATCATGGAGGAATACAACAAAGTGGCTTCCCTGATGGATTGGAAACCGATTGACAGCCCTACCACTGTTGAGAACTGGAGACAAAAATTTGCTCTCACAACAATGGCGGGAAACAAGGGGGACAAAGCTCTGAAAAACACACGCATGAAACAGATACACCGTGAAGCCCCGACACAAGCACTTACTTACTGGACGCTGGACGGATGGGATGCGGAACTGTTCTATCAGAAAAAGACTCCCAAAACGGTGAAGAAAAACGGTGAGGAAAATAGATATATGTACACCACTTATACCAACCGGAAAACGATGGTAGTCGTACTTGATGCCTGTGAAAAATATCCGGTCGGATACGCCATTGGTGATCATGAGTCACCCGCGCTTATCCGTGAAGCATTACGAAACGCAATACAACATACCAAAGAGCTGTTTGGGGAACGCTATAAGCCTTTACAGCTACAAAGTGACAATTATCAAAAGAAGGTGATGGTTCCCTTCTATGAAGCCATGACCAAGTATTATACACCAGCCGCTTTGGGAAATGCAAAGTCCAAAATAGTAGAACCCTATTTCAAACACCTGAATGTGGAATACTGCCAAAAACAGGCGAACTGGTCAGGCTTCGGCATCACTGCTGACAAGGATAACCAGCCTAATTTGGAAGTATTAAACCAGAATCACAAGTTCATCCCGGATGAAGCCACCGTTATTGCACAATTGGAAGCTATTATAGCGCAGGAACGGGCAAAGAAGATAGATGCTTACCGCGCTGCATGGGAACGCACCGAAGAAGCCCGTAAAATGCCTTTCGGGATTGAGGAATATCTGATGCTCATGGGGGAAACCACCGGACGCACGAATAAGATCACGGGTTCGGGGCTGTTTATCGAGTTTATGGGTGAACGAATCTGCTTCGACAGCTTCGACCTTTCCCTCCGCGACCATTACAACGAAGACTGGATAGTACGCTTTGACCCGGACGATATGAGTCAGGTGCTTGTATCGAACGCAAAACGCCTGAAGTCCGGTCGTGTAGACAAGGAGATTGGGACATTGCAATACATACTGCAACGTGATATCAAAGTTCCGATGGCTTTGGCTGATCAGAAACCGGAACATTTTGAATACCGGACACGTGTCGACAGGTTCAACAATGAAATGGCGGAGAAGGTAAAGGAGAAGGCTAAAGACGTCGATAGGAGAATCACCACCATTTGCCAACGTATCCCCGAAATAGCTGCAGGAACGGTTCTTGACCACTACCTGATAACTGACAGCTTGGGACAGCACAAGGATGTCCGGTCAAAAATGAGGGATGACGCCACGGATGCAGATTTCATGGAAGTGACCCAACATATCACCCGGCAAAGTGTAGCAATGGCTTCCACCGGAACGGATGATGAAGATTACGATTACAACCCGCTGGACATGAATTTTTCAAGATGATTTAAAAACAATTTAAAAGATATACAACATGGATAATCAAGCATTAAAAATGTACATAGAGAAGTTAATCAATCGCGGATCATCTGCAACGGAGTTGGCGCGTAAATGTGGAATATCGGATACCGCCATGTCCCAATTCAGAAGCGGCAAGTATGGAGCTAACGAAGACTCTATCGCTGAAAAGATCGCTTCCGGTCTTAATTACTACGAAAACGCCTGGAATGTAGTGGAAAGCGTCACCAGTTACCAGCAGGTACGCACCGCGTTCGTGGCAGCCAAACGGAATCACAAATGGATGTGCATATCTTCCCGATCCGGCAGTGGGAAGACTCAATCCCTCATAGACCTTTATAACATGAGTACTGATAATTCAGTCATATATCTGAAATGCCGGAAGTGGACGGCACGTAAATTCCTGACCAAGTTAGCCACATGCATGGGGGAAACGGTAACGCGCTATATGGATAACGATGACCTTATGGACTTGGTTGTTTCACACATAAACCGCATGGCTGGAAAATCCCCTTTGTTAATCCTTGATGATGCCGGAAAACTGGCGCACAGTGCTCTTTGTACGTTGATACCTCTATATGATGATACTTTACACCGTTTGGGGGCTATCGTAGCCGGAACGGAGACGCTGGAACGCAATATAAAGCGTTATGTCGGTCGTGTAGAAGGATACGACGAAATAGACGGCAGATTTTGCCGGAACTACATCGCATTGCTGGGAGCCACAAAGAAGGATGTCAAAGCCATTTGCGCGGCAAACGGGATCAATGATACGGAGGAACAGGAAAACATTTGGGGAAAGTTGAATAAAGAGAAAAAAGAGCCTGTGCCGGGAAAATATGTTTGGTTTACCGATGATTTACGTGAACTGTCTGGCATGATCGAAGACCGTATAATCAAACAACAAATCGAGCGTGGAGAACTGGCATGAAAGTTTGGAGTCAGAAGAACCTAGAAGACATCCGACATGAATATATTGATTTTGACGGTGAATGGTATTTGGCATTCGGTCGTCCTGAAAAGTCCGGTTGCTGGATCATTTACGGAAAGTCGGGACAAGGAAAAAGTTCTTTCGCTCTGCAGCTGGCACGCAAATTTGATGAAATGGGGCTTCGTGTTCTTTATCTAACATTGGAAATGGGCGCGTGTGACGACTTCGTGAACTCCGTGCTTGATGTAGGTATCAGCAGTAAGACAAACAATATAATCTACTCGGACGAAGCCACCATCAAAGAATTGGACGAATACTTGTCAAAGCAACGTAGCCCGGACGTGATAATGATAGACTCCATACAATACTTCGAGCAGCAAGGGGGAGCGAAAGCCCCCGAAATAATCCGCCTGCGCAAGAAGTATCCGCGAAAGATATTTGTCTTTATCTCGCATGTGGACGGGCGCGAGGTGGAAGGAAAAACCGCCTATGACGTGAAACGTGACAGCTTTAAAAGAATCTACGTGGAACATTTCAAAGCAACATTTATCGGACGTGGCAAAGGAGGTTCACGCGGATATTACATAGTATGGGCGGAAGGGTATCAAAAACATTGGATTGAAAATATTAAAAGTGATAATGATGGAACAGAAGACGAAGAAACCTATCAGTAAAAGCCTTATCAAACGCCTGCATATCATATACAGCGCACAAGGCATTGATGACGAACAAAAGCGGGCTATCCTGCTAGACCTAACGGACGGACGGACAAATACCACAAAAGAGTTGACATACAGCGAAGCAATGTATCTCTGCGGCTATTTGAACGGTGCGAAAAAAGAAAACAGGGATTTGACTATCACCGAACGGGAAATAAGGAGGCGCAGGTCGGCTGTTCTGAAGAGAGTGCAGCGGATCGGAATCGACACAACGGACTGGGGAGCGGTAAATGCGTTTTGCCTTGATGTCCGGATAGCTGGAAAGAAGTTTCGCGAACTGGACGGGGAAGAACTTCTCCTGTTGATACCGAAGCTGGAATCAATATTAAAGAAGAAAGAAGATGGCGGATATTAGTGCGGAACAACACCGGATTAACCGGATTAATGAATTACTGGATCGGCTTGACAAGATTCCCGGTGAACTGGATGCTATACACGAAAAATTGTATGCCGGGAATATGGATCGCAATACATTTGCGAAGCTGGTAGACCAAAGGTCATCGCTTTATATCGAAGTGGAAAACAAGGAACGGGAACTGAAAGAAGTATATAAAATCAAATTGTAATTAATCATTTAAAAGTTAATAGTATGGATATTAGTAAATTGTCAAAAGAAGAAAAGGCGGAACTGTTGCGTAAACTGAAAGAGGAAGAAAAAACAGAGTCCATTCAGCGGAAAGAAACCTACGAAGCATTGAGGCATCAATTCATGTTCGATGTGGAAAGTAAACTCATGCCAGTAGTGAATGACGTTCAGGGCTTTTATGATTGGATTGTAGGTGAAAGCAAGGCTTTCCGCAACGTGATGCGGGAATACGGTCAGCTCCGTATGCGTCAGGGTGAAGAAACCGCCACTTTTTCAGTAGTAGACGGGAACTTCAAACTGGAGGTAAAAAGCAATAAGGTGAAAAGTTTTGATGAACGTGCCGATCTCGCTGCCGAAAGGCTGATTGACTACCTGAAGAATTATATAGCCCATTCGGAAAAAGGAGTCGATGATCCGATGTATCAAATGGCGATGACGCTTCTCGAACGTAACCGTCAGGGAGATTTGGATTATAAGTCTATAAGCAAGTTGTATGAATTGGAGTCACGTTTTGATGAAGAATATGCGGCTATCATGCAGTTGTTCAAAGAAAGCAATGTCGTGTATAAAACTGCAACTAATTACTATTTCCATAAGCGTGACGAGAACGGAGTATGGCGTCGTATTGAACCTTCATTCTGTAGATTATGATTATAGCAGTTGACTTTGACGGAACCATTAGCCGGGGGAAATTCCCGGCTATTGACGGGGAGCAACCATACGCTGGCGAATCGCTCCGGAAATTACATGATGAAGGACATAAAATCATTATTTGGACGTGCCGTACTGGTGATCAGTTATTGAATGCCATCAACTGGCTGTTGGAACGCAAAATACCATTTGACCGTGTAAATGACCATGATCCTGAAAATGTTGCCAAATATGGTGAAGGCGGGAAAAAGATATATGCCCATTGCTATATCGATGACAAAAACATTGGGGGCTTTCCCGGATGGCTGGCATGCATGAAAGAGATTGAACGGATGGAAGAAGCCTATAAAACTATTTTAAAAGAGGATAAAACTAAAGTATGAACAAAAAGAAGGAGATAATACGCACTATCAGAAATTTTAAAAGGATTCTGAAAAGTGGGAATGTGAAAACGGTATTGACCGTTAGTGATTGGGATATATATGCAAAAACATACACTATTGAGGAAATTGCCGCCCGTTTTTTACGAATAAAAGGTTATAATGTACAAATTACCATATCGGATAATACGGAGCACCCTTCCTACCTGTTTGGTTATATACGATTCTATCGTTATGCTAGAATCAAGTTTAATTCTAATTAGAAAAAAGATGAATGCAAAAGACCAAAGAAAACTATGCAAAGCCGGATATACAATCCTGCGTCGCCATGATTACCCCCAGCCGCATATCACTTTTAAAAGCGATATAAATCCGGATAGTTGGAAAAGGTATGGGGACAATTATCCTTCAAAAGCGGAAAGAGACCGGGCAATGAAACGTTTATTAACCGATGATAAAACGGTAGAAGATTAAAAATGGCATGAAGTATGATACGTAAACATTATAAAATTACAATTAAAGAAATCGGAGTGGACAAACCCGTTGAAACCGAATACAGTGGTTTTATTGACCGTAAAAGATTAATAACTTTTTATGGACTGAATAATCCCGATGTAGAGTGGTTTGACATTGAAGAAATTCCCGAATAACTTAAGAAAAAAATAGAAATGAACAAAAACTTAAATAAAGCAAAGACAGGAGTAACCCTATCTTTGACTGTTAAAGCTAAAATGAAGATTATAAAACTCTTTCATAATAGCGTGGTTTTTCATTCTCTGGATTCTGTTTGATTAGGTATCCATCATAAACTAATTGTGAAATCGCAAGTCCAACTTCACGTCCATCTTTTATGGAAGGTTCCAATGCTTGAGCCCATAACAAAAGCATATGCTTGGTTATGTCTGTTTGCCCAACTGTTGTGTTATTCAGTAATCCTTGTAAGATAGTGTCTTGGGTATTCATAAATATATATATGTTTAAGTGAATTGCAAAGATAAAAAAAATATGATAATAGCATGGTTCTCTTGCGGTGTAACTTCCGCAGTCGCTTGTAAGATAGCGTTGAGTTTGTATAATGATGTGCATATATACTATATTGAGACAGGTTCCGGACATCCTGATAATACCCGATTCCTTGCAGATTGTGAGAAGTGGTACAGGCAGCCTATCCACATTATCCGAAGCGACAAATATACTTGTGTAGCTGACGTTTTAAGGAAAGGTTTCATCAATGGTGCGCATGGTGCTGCTTGTACTCTTGAACTGAAAAAGAAAGTTCGGTATAAATTGGAAAAGGAATTGCAACATTGGGACGGGCAAGTTTGGGGATTCGATTACGACCCGAAAGAAATAAATCGGGCTATCCGGCTAAAGCAACAATACCCTGATACAAAGCCTTTATTTCCTCTTATTGAAAGGCAGATAACAAAGCCGGATGCGATGGGGATGCTTTGGAAAGCTGGCATTAAACAGCCTGTCATGTACTCAATGGGTTACAATAATAATAACTGCATCGGTTGTGTCAAAGGCGGTATGGGCTACTGGAATAAGATACGAAAGGATTTTCCAGATGTATTCAACGAGGTAGCACAGATTGAACGTGATGTTGGCGCAACGTGTCTAAAGGATAAAGACGGACGTATCTTCCTAGATGAATTACCAACATGGCGAGGTGACCCACTGGAAGAGATTATACCAGATTGCTCTCTTATCTGCCAGATAGAGTTTCAAGAGATACTTGATAGGCAAGTAGAACGAGTAATGAAAGGAAAAATTAGTATTAACGATGTAGCCTAATTAGGCTCAAAACAAGATAGAAATGAATAAGAATATAGTCGTAAAGAAGGAAAAACCTTTTTGTCAATTAAAGAAGATTCCTGGGGTAGAGAAGTACAAAGTTGATGCATATTGGATTAACGATACTAGCGATATAGAACCGACACTAGAATTGGGATATGCGTGCACTTCTTCTGGAAATAACGGAGCTATAAACATTTGGAAGGATGATACAGGAATGATTCGCAGTGAATTAATGCGACACTTAGTAGTTGTTGAAAAAAAACGTTTGTCAGCTATGCAGAAGTGGAAAAATGTGTTAGTGATTGGCTTAAAAGAATTAACGAATAACAATAATGAAGCCGTGCGGAACTTTTCTTCTGCACGGCTTTCGTTTTTTCTAAAAATGTTTATAACCGCTTGTCATAGCTTGAATAGCTTTCCACCTGCGGTATTTTTCGTATATATCCCATTTGAATATTGTCCAAGCAACGTACCAGCGTCCTTTCCATAGCGGGCAGAATATCACGCTCGTAAAAATCACGCGGACGGGCTGAATAGTCTATTTTGATTATTTCCTGTTCGCATATATCACCCGTGTCAAGTCCGTTATCCGCCCAAAACCATGTGGCAGCAGTGATTGGCTCTTGCCGTTTGTAAGCCCATTTGATTGAAGATGCGCCACGTCCATACGGCAGTGGTGACGGGTGAAATATCAATGTCCCGTAAAGCGGTTCTTTCAACACTTCCACCGACACCTTTTCCGTCAGAAGCGGGGCAATGGCTAGATCATACACTCCGGTGCTTTCGTTCCAAACACGGTAACCTTTCTCGCGTACACAGGCTTCCGCTATTTTGTAAGCCTGTGAGTCCTTATTTCCTAATATCTTGATGATCATATTCCCCAATATATTTAAATGCCTGTACTGCCCTGAAATGACCTCCGTATCCGGTAGAACATTTAGTAGATTTTCCTTTTCCCTGCATGGACTTTGCCATCGAACTTGCGCTTCTCGCCTTATTTGAACCATAAAGGCTGGCTCCTGTTTGTACCCATTTCTTTGAGTGCCGTAAAGCTCCGCATAACTGGGGATGTGAAGTATGGAAAAATACAGGTAGTTTTTTCCCACAACGTCCGTTCCCCTTCAGATGATATTCGCATACTGCAGCTAAAAATTTAGTGCCAACTCCGATGCCTTGCCATTCCGGCATGACTACCAAACGCGTCGAGCGATACGCTCCAGCTGTGAAAAGGGGGGCTACTGCCAAATGGCATACGGGCTCGTTCCCAATGAAACCCACGAAATATTCCGCAGCAACGGGCAACGGCAAGTCTAAATAATAATGCTGTTTAAACAGTCTTGGGAATACAGTTCCTCTGACCTTATAAATTTGAAGTTCGAGTTTTGGACGTTGCCGAAGACAGTCACGCTCGTAAAAGCGTGCCTCCGCAGTATCGTACACCCAATCCGGCTGCAACCATTCAATAATATCATAATGACAGGATAGAAGGACAATCTTACCTTTGCCACGTCTCCAAGTTTTAGAGAATGCTGCCGCACCCACTTTCGCGATCTGACGGTCAATCACGGACGTAAATTCATCAACGACGGCATGCTCCGGACGTTCGCAAGCCAAACGGGCTAAACCAGCGCGAAATTTCTCACCGTTCGACAGCACATTGAAGGGGCGTAGCCATGCCGGAACGTCACCCAAACCTACAGCCGAAAGCATTCCGGTGACCGTATTAAAATCCCCGTCCGGAGCGATGCAGTCAATAATAGGTTTATTGCTGTCCCAACCGGAATAAAGGTCATAAATCGGCTCGTTAAAGATTTTGCTTCCGATACTGGTTTTTCCACTTCCTGAAGGTCCGACAATCAAACCTATTTGCCATTCCTTACCCTCGATGGGCAATTCAGCCACCTTTTCCCAATCACAGCCTTTTTCCGCATTGAAAAGGCTTTTTACCCTTGCAGCGCGATAGCTGTCAAAATCGCTGCAATGGTGTCGTACTTCTACTCTCATACACTTACTACCTTTAAAGTTAAACCTTCAGCTTTCAGGCGTTCATAAATAGCCTGCTGTTCTTTTTCATCTGTGCAAATGACGATAACGCCATATTGCGGTTTATACGTATATTTTCCCATAACTAATAATTTGAGTTCGGGACAAAAGTACTCCGGGGCTGTCAATCCGGCACGATACATGAAGTTGTTTACACTGCAAACGTTTTGCAGTCACTTTGGAAACGCTTGATAAGACTATATACCTTTCTCTCACTGACAAGGTACTTGTCAGATAATGCCGCGACTATATAAGACACTTTCTCACCATGTCCTAACAGTTTCATATAATCCGCATACAGATCGATATAGCGACAATCTTCAAGCCGTATTCCGGCATCCTGTAATTTTTTTAGGAGTTCCCTATTAAAGTTTAATATCTCTATGACTTTCATAATACAAATTTGATTATCTTTGTCGCACCACTCATGTACGAAACGAAAATGCGCTGTATCGCAGCAGAAGGTATTAGCCCTCAGCTGTGCGATACAGCGCATTTTGTTAGTACGTGAGTGGTATTACTACTAACAGGCTGGGGGCTTTTTATAGCCTTTCCCCCGCAGGCTTATATTCAATTTTGACAAATCACCGGAAATCCGTATATTTGCGCTTATAATAATGCTTTCTTATGCGGAATCCTGAAATGACCAAAATACGTGACCGGAAGATGGTAGAAACGTTCTATCATCTCTATGATAAAAAGCGCATCCGTTTGGAGGATGTTCTTTTGCGTATGAGTCATGACCTGTTCTTTCTTGATCAGAACTACATCTACAAACGGATTTTTTATATATCGGAGAATTTATCATATTACGAGCAATTAAAAGAGGGCAAAAAGCCCGATTCAAAAAAGAACGATACAAATCAACTTAGTCTTGGTTTTTAACCGTTGCATCATAGATGATACAGCGGTTCTTCGTCTTCCGTTTTCTCCGGTAAGTCCCCATTGCTAATTTTCATTTCACGGTCTTTCATGTCGGCATGGCTTGCAAGTTCCATTGTGGTGTAATCCATGATTTCACATTCAAAGCTGATCCGGTACATGTTTCCCGCACCTCCCGACTCTTCCCGTCCGACATGGGTGCGTCGGAGCGTGCCGAAGTTCTTCCCCGATTTTCCGTGCAACATCATCCCCAGTAAAGTCAACAGATCAAGGAATGACAACGCCTCTTCCTGCATTTCCGCACCTTCACAGGTATCGGAAAAGGTTTCGTAAAACAGCCGGAAATCAATCTGTGTGTGAAGCCGCTGAACGAGCAACCCTTCGTCCTCGATGCCCAGCGTATTAAATTCAATGAATACAGCCGGGGACGAAAAGGGATGTTCTTCATCGAGAAAACTGACCTGTTCATGCCACATGTCGATGTGTTCAATCTCCGGTGTGTTTTCCATCCTTTCCCTTAGCTCGGAATACTCATCCGGAATAGATGCCAGGAACCCGTCTTTGCTCCGTATTATTTCAACCAGTTCTTTGTAACAGTCTGTCCAAATCATAACTATATTGATTAAATATTTGAGAATCGTTTGTCAATCTCCGACGCTATCCATGCGTCCAGCTGTTTCATGAATGCGGCAGATTCACCCATGTACTGACGTTTCGGAATCCTTATCCTGCTGCCCGCTTTTTTTAGTGCCATACCTTTGTAGAAGGAAGCCATTGTAGACAACCGTGCATTGGCTTTATTTTTCCGTAATTCGCCATTCTTTTTCTTTTGCATTGTTCCGGTTGACTTCATGTACAAATACCAAAAATAACGCTTCATCCGCTCCGTTACGACAATATACCCGCCCTCATTGTGAATCTTGGCGTATGCCAGCGGGTCAGTCTGAAAAGTAATGCGGTCTATCCCTCGACTGACTGCATGAATACTGTCGCGAAGTTTCCCGCTTTGTATCAATACGCCACGATCCGAACCGATTGTGAGTGACCTTTTAGCCCACGGTATCAGTGATGTATCAAGAAATCCCTGTCTGCGAAAATTCTGCTTGAAGAAGTTCACACCCGCAACTTTCGCGTAACGGTGCGCATCTTCTACCAGCGTGGATAATTCTTTGAAAAAATCGGGTAATTCAGTCCTTTCCATTTGCATTTCAAAATAAAATTGTATATTTGCAATGTTCGCGGCTGTAACAGGTCAAGAGCTCCCTTCAGGAGTGGTAGTTTCGGCTACTGCTCCTGAAGTTCTTTAAGAAGGTCAATTGTCTTTCCGTCCGCCACATCCTGCCATGACACTTTCACAGCTTTCCTCTTATAAATGAACACCATCTGCTGCCCGGAATACTTTTCGCCATACAGTTTGTATATGCCGTTCAGTTTGTTTTTCAGCATTTCCGGTTCGACAGTGTCAAAAGCGCTCAAATTGAATACAGTATATTCGCACTGCTGTTTTTTCGAACTGTCAAGTCCGTGTTTTATACCGCCCAGTCCCTGAATGTTTTTCAGGTCTGCCAGCTTTTCGTCAATCAGATATTCCGGGTTCTTCACCCCGTCCTCGTTGATGTGCGGGCGGATTTTCACTTTCATCTTCAGTTCCTTTGAAATTACCCGTGCGCTTTCCACATTCTTTGCCAAGTCTTTCGGATCAGCAAAATCGCTGATCATCACTTTCGATTCCGGATCACGATGGTAAGGAGCGTATAACTTGCTCCGTTCCGTCTCCTTCCTGATTTTTTCCAAATGCCCGTCGGGCATTGAGAAATAAGGATGTGCGACCGTGAATATCTCACCGGATTGCCCTACGTTGTTCGCAAAGGCATCCGGTATCGTCACAATAGGCGTAGCAGGCGTTTCCGGTTCGTCCGTTTGTTCGGCATAACACCTGCACCGATATCCGTTTGGCGGGTAGTTCCGCAGCCAAAACGGGTCGTTAATAGGTTTTACGACACCATCCAGTATCCTATGTGATTCTCTTACCCGTTCATCCCCTGCAGTCACATACTTCAGATTAGGCATTATATCCGCATTCTCCTTGAATTCCTGCCATTCACTGGCGCGTCTGCAGCTTGTTTCTGCCGTTTCAAATTCCGTGCGAAGGTAATTTTCATTATAGTCTTTATGAATTGCCATAACCTTTTCCCGGAAGTCCTCATAAGAAAGTTTCTTCCCCTTATCATCATAAAGGGCATCGTTCATCTCCTTAATTTCCTGATACGTCTTCGCTCCGGAGAACTTGAACAAGTTGTCACGTATCCGCTGGGTATCTTCCGCCAGTTCCGGATCATTATAGTCGTCTTTTCCCCATCCTTCAGCCGCCTTCTTATTCAGTTCCCCGTATGTCTTCCTGAATAATTCCTCATCAATATCTCCCGTTTTGACCTTTCGTTCATAAACTTGTTTCATCACCCTGCCGATGATGCCGCTGAAATCATACTCTCCGGCTTCCATGGAGGGTGACGTTACCGCTTCATCGTCCGGTTCGGTCTTTTTTTTTTGAGGGTCTGTTTTTGGCTGATTCGGCAATGTTCCTCCCTGTTGCTCACCACCGGGATTTTTCTTTTGACCAATGATCGGAAGCCCCGTTTTCTTTGCGACCTCTTCGTGGTCAAATTCAAAGGTATAAGCCAGCTTGTTGATCGCTTCGATGTATTCCGTGATAGACAAACTTTCCGTGTCGTCCCACTTCAGTTTCAGCCTTTCAAGTGGTTTATATACCGGGCTTATCTTCACCAGTTTAGGGATGATAATATAGTTAAAATAGAACTGGAAAATCATCTTGTCATATTCGTGCCGTGATTTTTCAACACGTTCATGGACTTCTGCCGTTCCTTCCCACGCCCCGTTTTCAGTTGTACCCGTCTGACCAAGCAAACGCTTGCTGATTTGGTTGTCACATCGTTCCTCTAACGGTAAAAAGGCATTGGTTGTATTTCCTCCGGCTTCTTTCCCATACTCGACCTTTTCATTTCCGGACAGGACTGCAAAGAAATTATTCCTGAAATCCAACATCATCTCGAATAATTCGTCCAACCGTTTTTTATCCTGTCGGTCTGAAGTAACGAAAACAGGAGGGATGCCATATTTTTCAATGTAATTCATCCATGATCCCAAACCCAGTTTCTTTGCAAGGATGATAATTGACAGTTCATTGAGCATCCCCAAAGCCCATGCGTTTCCGAACTGGACATAATAGGGCTCAAGTGCACCGTCCTTATATGACCATCCGGTTTTGTCTGACTCTTCCTTGACGATTATCATCTGTTGCGGTATATAGTTGGACATGGGAACTTCTTCTACATGGCTGATTTCCAAGTTTTCATCAAGATGGGAAATGTCGGCAAGCGATACTCCCTGTAACTGATGTAGAAAACAAATTCTGATAAGCTGGTGAAACCACGGACGATCCAGCAGTTTCTTCGCCTCCTCGTCCTCATTGCCATTGTCATCGACAAGGTTGAATTCCGCCTGTTGTACAGGTAATACACGATTGTCAATCGTCGTTTGTAAATGTTCGTCATTGTACAATGACTGGTAGAACCTGTACAGCAAGCCACGCCTGGGATCATCCGGATCGGTTGCCGAAGTTACCGCCATAATCCAATCATCAATGGTCTTTTCCCGGTAGACGACAGCCTGCCTTTTATAAGCAGCACTTGACGAAGATTGTGTCCCACTGCTATCCATCCGAAAATAATACTCATTAAGTACATTCTTCAGACTCATCCGACGAATTGCTTTCTGCTGAAACCAGTTGAATATTTCTCTTAACTTCTTGTACATAACATACCTTTTAAAAGCGGTTTAAAAACTATTTAAAGAAACCATCCGTTGTTCCGTGTATGACCAAACAGAATGGGAGATTCAACATTGCCTTCTTCATCTGTTACCAAAGGAATTTCAGGTGGCAGTGACATGATTCCGTCACGTAACTTGGCAAGTATAAGGTCAGCCCAGTCGTTCATGTCTGATAACGGGTTATTTCCCGTTTTCCGGGCTGCGTTCCGACTTACCGCACGGAAAGCGGTAATGCAGGATATTATCCGGATTAATAACCCCGTTCGTATTGGAGGAATACCGAATATCTTTTTCACGTCATAACGACCGCTTATATAGGCGGACACTTCACTGATGACAAGATCTTCAATCCCATTCAAAACTTCCTCGTCTTTTTCGATACTTTCAACCAGCAACCGATTTTGTATGACGGTCGTCAGGTCATCCATGTTGATATACTTCATAGTTACCAAGTGTATTTACGTTTATATCTTCCCGCCTTCCACGGGCGTGTCGCGGGCTCGTCCTCTGACTGTGGAGGATCAGTATATATTTCAAGTTTCCTCACAGCCTGTTCGTCAGCGTCCGGGCTGTCATCATGTTCTGTCATGCCCGGTTCAACAGCATACAACTGTTTCAAGCCGACAGTAATGTCCGGGCTTGCTTTCAGTTCCTCGTTGACATGCATCCGGGAATTCTGATAATATGGATGCATGCTTATCATACGAAGTATCTTGTTCGTTGTTTTAGGCGTCTGTACCGGAACAAGGTTCAACTCTACACCTGTCTCCGTCTCGGCTTCCCCTATGATACGCTTGACTTCGTCGTTCCAGAATTGGGACTCGTACTGCCAAAAGCAGATAATGCCCTTTGCCCTGAATTCAGCCTGCTTCATGCACATCCATTGTACGCAGAGTTTCATCTTTGACTGCTTTACGAATCCGTCTATCAGCCAAAAATCATTTTTATGCCGTCCCCAAATCTTACATGCGTTAAAGTCACTCGTATCTGTCCCGGCATACGCAATGTCCCAATGTGCCACGATCGCATTCATTGTGTGAAGGTCAGGGAGCTTTCCCCACTTCACCATTTCGGGCTTGAATATTTTACCCTTGACAAGCGGTACGTGGTTATATTCCGCATGTGCCGCGAGAATACCCATGTCCTTTTCCTGTTGACGATAGAACTGGGGGGAATACATCGATTTCCACGCTGGTTCATACGTTACCGGATCATAAGCCTTCACCAGATGCCAGTCCCAGTCGGGATGCCGTTGTTTGAGAATCGTCTGTACCATCCGGGATGCAAAACGGTTGTTAGCACCTATCAGACGTCTGCGCTTTCCCGTCATGGTTGCCAGCACGTCCGCTTCGATCCAGTCCGCATAATCATCCTGCATCCGGTTGTTTTTGATGGTCTGCGGTGTCTCCAAGTCGTCAATTATCCACAGGTCAGGACGGTGTGCGCCTTTACGAAGCCCGCGAACCTTCTGCTTCGCACCGAACGCCTTGCAAATAAAGCCGTTCATCGTTACGAAGTTTCCCTTTTCCCAATATCCCGGATTATACTGCTCGCCAAAGTCGTGTTTCAAAAGTTCGTTTGCCTCGAATTCCGCACGTAAATCTTCCAGCAGGTCACAAGCGCGGTCAAATGTGTCGGAAACGATACACATATAATGTGTCTCGCCATTGATCCATAACCATAGGGGAATGATCACATCGTTCCATACCGATTTTGCAAGTCCGCGTCCCCATTCGGCATATCCTTTATAAATCGGATCGTTCATCACCTTGTTGGCATGCGCGATCTGAAAGTCCGCACAGTCTGCGGTCGCATAATGGGGAAGATAGGTTTCGACAAGATACTTGACATCCCGTTTCGCACGCTGTATGCGGTTCATCCGAACTGTCAGCGATTCGTCCGGATCAATCAGGTTGCCTGTGCACCGCGCACGTTTTAACTTCTCCTGATACTCCTTGAGGGCTTTGCTATCTTCGACTTTCATTATCCCAACATTTTTGCGGCTTCATAAAGGTGATTCTCCTGAAAGTCCAGTGTTTTAAAATAAAGGTCTGCATCGTACACCTTCATCGCATCAAATATCCGGCTCATGACATCAATGTAAATAGCGAGCGTAATCCGGTTCTTTTTGTCCACCTCTTTGAGCTGGTTCCCCCATTGCGCCACACTGTTGTCAAGCGTAGCCGCCTGTTTCCGTAGTTCGAGCACCTTGTCGCTGTCACCTTCCGCAATGGCTTCATCAATCATGCGCAGCAGCTCCAGTTTTTGGTCTGCAAGAATGTTGATAATCTGTTTCAGGTTATCACCCTGTTTTTGTGACGAAATAACAGATGCCTGACGCTCTTTTTTCCAAAGCGCATCATTCTCATTAATCCAGCTTGAAACAGACCTTTCCGACACGTTTATGCGCGTGGAAATCTCCTTGCACGTCATTCCTTCACGTACATAAAGGTCGTGCGCTTCCTTCTTCAATTTACGGTAGTACTCTTTACTTGGCATATCGCTTCCTTTCGTTTACTGGGGCAAAGGTCATATTTCATCATCACCTGTGGAAAATGGCTTTTCATGCTGGAACGTATTCTTTCCAAGTTGGAAAAAATACGTCCTTGTTAACACTGTTTTTTTTCCAACTTGAAAACGCTTTTTCCGTACCCGCCTTTCCTTTTCCAATTTTGCAGCATGAATTTTAAATATCGCGAAAATGAATCTGACTGCAACAGCGGAAAACGGACGTGCCCGGATCGAACTCAAAGGCACAATATCAAAATGGAGGGAAACGGAAGCTGAATTCACTTCCAAAGTTGAGGAACTGATCAAATCAGGGATCAAGGACGTGCACATCTATATCAACAGTCCGGGTGGTGAATGCTTCGAAGCCAACGAAATCGTGAACGTGATCAAGAAGTTTCCCGGCAAAATCACGGGTGAAGGCGGTGCGCTGGTAGCCAGTGCGGCAACCTACATCGCTATCAACTGCACATCGTTCTCCATGCCTGCCAACGGGCTTTTCATGATCCATCAGGTCAGCGGAGGGGCATGCGGGAAAGTCGCTGATATTGAATCGGCTCTGGAGGTCATGCGCAAACTGAATGAGCACTATCTGAATGCCTTCCTGTCAAAGTGCACGGACAAGAAGAAAATCCGGGACGCCTGGGAGAAGGGAGACTACTGGATGAGCGCGCAGGAAGCGAAGGAAAACGGCTTTGTGACGGAAGTTACAGGCAAGGCAAAAGTCGATAAGGCTACGGCACAAATGATTACCAACTGCGGCTACACAGGTGAAATTGAGATTACTGACTCTATTAATAACGAAAAATCAAAAAATGACATGGATTTAACAATGTTGACTACCCGCTTCGGAATGGACGCAAGTACCACGGAAGCACAATTCATTGCACAGGTAGACGTGTGGAAACGTAAGGCAGACCGCGTCGACATGCTCGAAAGACAGGAGGAGACACGCAAGGAACAGGAAATCGAAAACATCCTGAACAGTGCGATCAAGGAAAAAAGAATCACAGCCGACGTGCGTGATGACTGGAAAGCGAACCTGACCAGCAATTTCGATACGGCAAAGAAGCTGCTTGACGCCATCAAACCCGTGGAAATGCCGGAAGTTCATGCTCCCAGTCTGACGGATACCACAAACAAAAAGTTCGAAGACCTTCAAAACGATCCGGAGGCTTTGAAAAACCTCATGGAGAAAAATCCGGCTGAATACGAACGCCTTTTGAATGACTACGTAAAACGTAACGGAAAATAAAATACTAACCATTTAAAAAAAAGAATATGGCACAACCAGTAGACGGTCTTTATTTGAACAAGTACGTCGATCCCCAACTGTTGATCGAACGTCGCAATTACAGGGCGGACTTCATGCAAGTTTTAGGCTCTGTTCCTGCCGGAGCTTTGGCTGCGGATGGTGTACGCAGAAACAAACTGATTAACAATGTCGGCTTTCGCGTAAATAACACGGAAGATTTCGAGCCGAAGCAAATGACCGGAAAGAATTATATCGTACCGTGGGAAATCTACGATACGGAACCCAGTTCCTGTACGGATGACGAAATCCGTTATCTCGCTTTTGACAAGCGCGCTGCTATCCGTGTGAAGCACAATGAAGCCTTTCAAGTCGGTATCCGCAACCATGTGTTGCACAAACTGGCTCCGGAGGATGATTCAAACGAAGAAATGCCTGTTATCCGGACAACGGGTGAGAAAGATATTAACGGTCGTTTGAGACTGTCTTATAAGGATCTGGTCGATTTTGCAACGCTCGCAAAAACATGGAACCTTCCCGTTACCGATGCCTTGTACATAGTACTTTCCCCACTGCATATGGGTGATTTGTTACTGGATAAGGATGCGTCCAAGTACTTCTATGACCGTACTTTCTATCTTGATCCGGCAACCGGAAAACCGAAAGGTTTCATGGGTATCAAGTTTTTTGAGAATAACGACTGCCCGTTCTATAATGCGGAAACAGCAAAGAAGGTGGCGGAAGGCACAAAACCGTCTGCCGAAACTGATTTTCAGGCAAGCACTTTCTTCTATGCTCCGAATACGTATTACCACATCGAATCCGTAAAATCCCTGTATCGTCCGGAAACGACCGATACACGCAGCAAGAGTCCTACATCCGAATACCGTACCCAAACTTACGGTATTGTAGACCGTATCGAAGATTTTGGTGTTGGTGCAATTTTATCAGGTAAATCCGTATAACGAATTATTTTATGGGAAATTTTACAGGAGTAATCATCAACAAAGCAAATGGCGGGCTGGTACGGGATACCGATACCAGTGACCGCGTCATTCTGCTCGTGGTCGGTGGTTCGGAGATTGGAAAACTTGAATATTACAAGCCGGAAGCCCTGAACGATATCACCGATTTGGAAGCGTTGGGATGGGACGATACTATCGACCTTGAGAACAAGGAACTGGTGCATTACCATACCAGCGAAGTCTTCCGCCTGTCTCCGGAACGTTCACTGTATCTTATGCTGGTTCCGAAGTCTGAAAAGGTGTCAAGCCTGCTGACGAAGGAAAATTTCGTCAATGCGGTACGTACCATCAACGGAGTAAACACCATCGGTATCTGCTCACTGACTGCGGACGAAACAATCACCGTAGCCGTACAAGAGGCACAGAAGATGGTCAATAAATTCAGGGAAGACCACCTGTATATCGATGCGGTGATATTGGAAGGTGTCGGCAAGTATATCAATGCCGTTGCCGATGCTGTCGATCTCCGGACGCTGGATGCTGAAAACGTCTCTGTCGTGATTGCACAAGACCCGGCATGGGCGGCAAAGGACGAAGCATATCGGACACACGCTGCCGTGGGCAGCGCACTCGGAATGCTGTCTGTCCGCTATGTACATGAAAATATGGGCAGCGTTGATATTGAAAACCACCCACGGACGGCAAAAGGGACAAAGGACTATCCGTTGACTGACAAACTGAACGGGCTTTGGCTGGATGCAGCTTTGAGCAATGGCAAACCCTTCTCACAGTTGAGCGTATCCGACCAGAAAAAACTGACTGACAAAGGATATAACTTCGTCGGCAGCTTTCAAGGGTATGCCGGGTTCTTTTTCAGCAATTCATGTACTTGTACGGAAGCGGAGAGCGACTATGCATATATTGAATATAACGCTGTCTGGAACAAGGCGGCACGTATTATCCGCAATACCTTGTTACCGCGTGTGAGAAGTAAGGTAAAAGCTGATCCGTCCACCGGATATATCAGCAACACCACTATCAGTAGTTGGGACGCGCTTGTCAAATCCGCGCTGGAAAGCATGGTCAATTCGGAGGATATCGCGGACTTCGACATTTACATCAATCCAAAACAAATGGCTGTCAGTGACAAGCCTTTCAATATCAAGGTAAAACTTGTTGCAGACGGTATTGTCCATGAGTTTGAGATTGACTTGGGTTTCACAAATAAAATCTGAAAATATGGCATTGTTAGGAACATTAATCAACAAGTTCGGAAAAATAGCCGGATGGAACAGCGTCAAGGTTGTTATGCTCGGTCGTCAGATAGAGGGCATCACAGCCCTTTCCTACAAGGATAGCAAAGAGAAAGATAACATCTACGGTGCTGGAGAATTTCCTGTCGGTCGCGGTGAGGGGAATTACAAGGCTGAAGCGTCAATCACCCTTCTGAAAGAAGAGGTGAATGCCTTGCAGTTAGCTCTCGGTGCGGGAAAGCGTCTTACGGATATTGAACCGTTTGATATTCCGGTCATGTATGAGTATAAAGGACTTGTCATGAAAGACGTGATCCGGAACGTCGAATTTACGGACAATGGTGTCGACGTTAAACAGGGTGATAAAAGTATTGCCACACAATTCACCCTTCTTCCCAGCCATATCGACTGGAATGTGGCAATGTAGTTTAATAACCGTTTAAAAGACTTTTAAAATGGAAGTAGAAGAAAAGAAAATCAAGACAGGGAAACCTTACGAGGAACTGACAAAGGAGGAAAAAGCTTTGATAGTTGATTTTACAGAAGAAGAACATGCAGGAATGAAACTGAAATACGGGAAACGCCTGAAGCATGTCACCGTACAAGTGGACGAGGATGAACGCTACGACTACCTGATTGTCCGTCCGAATAAAAATATCCTGCTGGCTATGGCAAAGAAAAAGGATGATCTTGAAGAAGCAAATGACATCCTGATCCGGAACTGCGTGGCGGCAGGCAATATGGAGGCGTTGGAAGATTCCGCTGTCTATACTTCAGTCCTGACCGCCATCGGACAACTGATCGCCGGACAGGCGGCTTTTATCAGCAAAGCATAGAGGAATATTCATCAGCGTTCGGTCTTGTCGAGGGAATAGATGCCATCCTGAAAAAAGTATATGGCTTTGACATCCCGGACAAACTGGACGAAGATGAATGGCTTCGGCTCTATGCCGAATACCGCATGTTGCGGAAAACGGAGCTGGAAGAAATTGAAATAGTAATGCACAACGCATTCGCTAAAGTTGTAAACCGATTATTCTCAAAAGACAATGCAAGTGACTCAATGGATATTGGAACTGGTTGACAGGATCACGTCTCCGCTACATGCGGCAACCGATGCAGCCGAAGAAGCTACACGGGTGATCGACGACACGGAGGAAGTGGTTGAACGTCTTGGGGAGACATCGGGAAAAACAGCCGGAAAACTGGAAGGGCTGGGAAAGGGAATGTTCTTTCTCAACCAGCTGAAGGAAGGTGTTGACAATATCCGTGATTCCTTTAACGACGCCATCGAACCGGGCATCCGGTTTGAAACTGCCGTTGCCGAAATGTCCGGTATCACCAACATGGAGGGGAAGGAACTGGACGTTCTCGCCACCAAAGCCCGTAACACGGCAAAAGCGTTCGGTGTCGATGCGTCAAATGCTATGGTCGTTTATAAGGACTTGCTTTCAAAGCTTACTCCGGAACTGAAAAAAGCACCGGACGCGCTCGAAATCATGTCGAATAATGTAATGACACTTAGTAAAACGATGCAAAATGACGTCCCCGGAGCGTCTGCAGCCATGTCCACCGCCATGAACCAGTATAAGGTTTCCCTTGATGATCCGATGAAAGCCGCACAAACTATGACGGACTATATGAACATCATGGCGGCAGGAACTGTCGAAGGGTCTGCCGAAATCAGGGAGGTCGCGGAAGCATTGAAACAAACGGGTAGTGTTGCAAAAACATTCGGGGTTGAATTTGCCGAAACAAACTCCCTGATCCAGTTGCTTGACAAATCGGGGAAAAAGGGTTCAGAA